ATCCGACTGATGTGCGTCGTTGGATCCCGACTGGCTCAAGATGGCTGGATAACATCATCTGTAAAGGCAAACGAGGCGGTGTCCCGGTAGGGAAGGTAGTGGAATTAGCTGGCCTTGAGAGTACCGGCAAATCATACATGGCCGCACAGATCGCAGCCAACGCCCAGAAGATGGGAATCGACGTCGTATATTTTGATGCAGAATCAGCCATTGATAGCAGCTTCTTGGAGGGTGTTGGTTGCTGTTTGGGAGATGACCCTCCAAGTGGCCATGGCTGGTTTATGTACATGCAGGCGCACAGTGTCGAGACTGTGCTTGAAACGATAGAAGAGATGCTGGGCACAAATACGAATTCTATGTTGTTTATTTGGGATTCAGTTGCTCAAACGCCTTGCGAGACTGATATTGCAGGAGATTTCAACCCACAGTCCTCAATGGCCGTGAAGCCTAGAATTTTGTCAAAGGGTGTGCAAAAATTGACACAGCCCATTGCGAACACACAATCTACCTTGTTGGTGTTGAACCAACTAAAAACTAACATCACTAACAACGTCGCGGAAGCGATGACAACGCCCTATTTTACACCTGGCGGAAAATCGCTGCCATACACGTATTCGTTAAGAATGTGGCTTACATCAAGAAAATCTAAGGCATCATTTGTTGTAGATGACAATGGCTTCCGCATCGGATCTGAGGTGAAAGTTACCCTTAAGAAGAGTAGGTTTGGCACGCAAGGACGCCAATGTACATTTAAGATCTTGTGGGGTGGAGATGTGACAATCCAAGACGAGGAGAGTTGGTTCGAGGCAATTAAGATGTCAGAATCAGTGTCTCAATCTGGTGCTTGGTATGAGCTAACACATGAAGACGGCACTACAGAGAAGTTTCAAGCAACTAAATGGAAAGAACGTTTGCAAAATGAGAACTTCCGCAATAGAGTGCTACAGATAATGGACGAAGAGCTTATTTTGCGTTTTGAGAAAAAACAAGGAAAAGCTGAAGATTATTACGATATTGAGTGAATAGTAAGTGATGACTTAACTACAAAACTATTTATATAGCGGAGGAATAAGAATGAAACTCATCAAAGATTTGATCAGAGAATATTTTAAAGACACGCTATATGAAGCAGATGTTGTCATGCGGTCATCCAGAGACAAAAAATTGACAATTGTTACAGACAACCTGAGAGGTGTTTGTGGCATTACAGTCATCACAGTCATCGGTCCAGCACAGCCAGTGTCGGAGACAACGGAGAAGACCCAACTAAGGGTTAAGTTTTTCCAAATGGAGCCGACTTTAGAAAAACAGCTAAATAGGATGGCAATTGAAGCTAGAAAAATTGATGGAGTGCACTCTTTTATTCCCCATCGCGCTAGTAAGGTTGTAAGTCGTATTTATAACAAATAATAGCGAGGTAAAAATTGAGTTCTGATAAGAGAGTGTTGGTCGTTGACCAACTTAACCTCTTTTTTCGCAACTACATTGTTAACCCGAGCTTGTCAACTGATGGTATGCCCATCGGGGGATTGCGCGGTTGTATACAAAGTTTGCAGAAAGTGGTTAGAGAGACGAAACCAGACATGATTGTCATATGCTGGGATGGGCCCGGAGGTTCACAGAAGAGAAAGGCCCTTAAAAAAGACTACAAGGCAGGGCGAAAGCCTATTCGCCTAAATCGCGCCGTACGAACATTATCCGAAGAGCAAGAGATGGATAATAAGATCTGGCAGCAATCCCGCTTGGTTGATTACTACAATCAAATACCAGTGGTGCAATTTATGTTTGATGCCACCGAGGCCGATGACATTATCGCTTATGTCACCAAGCACAAAAAACTAGAAGACTACCAAAAGATAATTCTTTCAAGCGACAAAGACTTCTTTCAGCTATTGGACGACAAAACTATCTTGTACAGGCCAATACAAAAAGAAATCTTAAATAAAAACAATATAATAGAAAAATTCAACATTCACCCGAATAACTTTGCGATTGCGCGCGCCATGGCAGGCGATAAGTCGGACAACATTGAGGGGATCCCCGGCATGGGTCTCAAGACTGTCTCAAAGCGTTTTCCTTTTCTCAAGGAAGATACACAGGCTACATTTGGTGATGTCAAGATTCACTGCAGGGGTATGATACAAGAAACCAAGATAAAGGCATTCCAGAGTGTACTTGACCATGAAGCTGACCTTCGCAACAATTATAAGATGATGCAGCTTTATGCACCAATGTTAACAATTGATGCAAAATTCTTGATTAATGAGACGCTCGAAGACCCGGATCAGTCATTCAACAAAACAGGGTTGATTAAGATGATGATGCAAGATGGTTTTGGCGAGATCAACTTTATTGACCTCTTTCAGCATTTCAATAAGATTGCACTAGACAACGCCTAGAATATTTCTAAATTTAATAAAGAACTAGGATATAAAAATGGACAAAAATACCAGTTTTTCAAAATATGGCAAGCAATTCCAGGAATCATTAGCACAGCTAATAATGGAAGATCGCCCATTCGCCGACCAGATCGAGGAAGTTGTTGACACAAGCTTTTTTGAGTTGAAGTATCTGCGAGTCTTTGTATCAAAATTATTTGAATATCGTGCAAAATATGGTGTACACCCGACAGACAAGATACTTGCCACTGTTTTACGTACGGAGTTGGAAAATCATAGCGATGCTGTGCAAAAACAAGTGCGAGACTTCTTTGCACGTATTAGCATCGACGGCATCACAGACGAGAAATACATTAAAGAGACTTCCTTAGATTTCTGCAAAAAGCAGAAGCTAAAAGAGGCACTGATGACTTCCGTGGACCTGATACAAAATTCTTCATACGATGAAGTTAGGCAGGTTATCGATGTCGCGCTCAATCTGGGTACTGATAACGATTTTGGACACGATTTCTTAAAAGATTTCGAACTTAGATATGAAATAAAGACTAGAAATCCGGTCACAACTGGCTGGCCAAAAGTAGACAGCATAATGAAGAAGGGCCTAGGCACAGGGGAGTTGGGTGTTGTAATAGCGCCGACTGGTGCAGGTAAGTCCATGGCCCTGGCACACTTAGGTAGCCAAGCTGCAGCGGCAGGTAAGAACGTGATTCATTATACGCTAGAGCTTTCAGAAGCCATCACAGGACAGAGATATGATAGCTGCCTCAGTTCAGTACCCCTATCTTCCCTTTTCGCAAGAAAAGATGAAGTGCTGGAGAATATTAGTGATATCGATGGAAGCTTGACTATCAAGGAGTACCCAACAAAGACTGCTTCAACAAACACTATTCGTGCGCATCTAGAAAGATTAAAAAAGAAAAACGCTAAAATCGACATGATTATAGAGGATTACGCTGATCTGTTACGCCCAACGAAAAATTTTAGGGAAAAAAGAGATGAACTTGGTTCTATTTATGAAGACTTGAGAGCGATCGCGCAAGAATATAAATGCCCCTTGTGGACCGCTTCACAAACTAACAGGACAGGCCTTAATGCAGAAGTCGTCACAATGGAATCAATCTCCGAAGCGTTTAACAAGTGCTTTGTCGCCGATTTTATTTGTTCCATATCGCGAACAATCAAAGACAAGAATGCAAATACAGCCAGGCTGTTTATCGCAAAAAATAGAAATGGACCCGATGGTCTGGTGTTCCCCATGTTCATGGACACCAGCACAGTGCAACTTAAGGTTCTCGCCGAACCGGTAGAACCGACATTGACATCTAGTAGTATGTCACCCGGCGATCTTAACGCTGCGCTAAGACAAAAGTATAAACTTCACAGACAACAAGGAAACAATAAGGAAATAGACAATGCTCTTACCAAATAAAATTTTATCTGATATCACTGTTCACATGAAGTATGCGAGGTACATACAAAAAAAAGAGAGACGTGAAACATGGGAAGAGCTAGTTACCCGGAATAAAAAGATGCATATCAAGAAATTTCCAAATCTCCGGGAGGAGATCGAAGGAGCTTATGAGTATGTTTATGAAAAAAAGATCTTACCGTCAATGCGATCCATGCAATTCGGTGGTAAGCCGATTGAGGTGGCACCTAACAGGATATATAATTGTGCCTTTCTACCTATTGATCATCCTGCTGCTTTCAGTGAGTGCATGTTTCTCCTACTTGGAGGGACTGGTGTCGGATTTTCTGTACAGAGACACCACATAGAGAAGTTGCCTTCCATACGCCGCCCAAATGCCAAGAGAACTAGGCGTTTTCTTGTGGGCGACTCGATAGAAGGGTGGGCAGATTCGGTAAAGGCCTTAATGCGCTCCTATTTTAAAGGTGGGTCAAAGTTAAAATTTGATTTTTCTGACATCCGTCCCAAGGGAAGCCTACTACTTACTAGTGGAGGCAAAGCTCCCGGCCCTCAGCCGTTGAAGGAATGCCTTCTTAAGATTCAAGGTCTCTTAGAAGAGAAGGGGGACGGTGACCGTCTTGAACCTATCGAAGTACATGACATTGTTTGTTATATTGCTGATGCTGTTCTTGCCGGGGGCATTCGTCGCGCTGCTCTTATATCGTTGTTCTCTGCAGATGACGAAGAGATGCTGGCCGCAAAGACTGGAAACTGGTGGGAAGCCAATCCCCAGCGAGGACGAGCCAATAATTCAGTAGTACTTCTTCGCCATAGAATAACAAAGGAATACTTTATGCAACTATGGGATCGCGTACGCATGAGTGGCGCGGGTGAGCCTGGATTTTATTTTTCGAACGACAAAGACTGGGGCACTAATCCTTGCTGCGAGATCGCACTGCGACCCTATCAAATGTGTAACTTATCCGAGGTGAACGTTTCAGACGTGGAGACCCAAGAAGAGTACGAAGATCGATGCCGAACAGCGGCCTTTATCGGCACTCTACAGGCTTCGTATACTGATTTTCACTATCTTAGGGATGTTTGGCGCCGAACTTGCGAAAAGGATGCCTTAATCGGAGTAAGTATGACAGGAATTGCGTCTGGAAGAGTGATGAACCTGGACATGGCTGCTGCAGCTAACGCTGTCAAGGACGAGAACAGAAGAACCGCAGAAACAATTGGGATCAAGCCGGCCGCAAGAACTACATGCGTTAAGCCGGCTGGAACTACGTCCTTGACCTTGGGGACATCATCTGGCATTCATGCATGGCATAATGATTACTACATTAGGCGCATGCGCGTTGGCAAGAATGAATCAATATATACATATTTGTACATCAATCATCCGGAATTGGTGGAAGATGAATACTTCAGACCTCATGATACGGCAATTATCAGTGTACCGCAAGAAGCACCAGAAGGTGCAATAACGAGAGACGAAAGCGCGCTGCAATTGCTTCGCAGGGTGCAAAGTGTTACAGAGCATTGGGTTAAGCCAGGTCACTCCACTGGCCAGAACACACACAATGTCTCTGCAACAATCTCCATTGGTGAAAGCGAATGGAACGATGTTGGTGACTGGATGTGGGAAAATAGGGCCTGTTACAACGGGCTCAGTGTTTTGCCTGCTGATGGTGGTACATATGTTCAAGCACCATTCGAAGATTGCTCACCGGAGAAGTACCAAGTGCTTATGGAAACGCTACAGGAGGTCGACTTGAGTAAAGTTATAGAAACAGAAGACGAGACTAGTCTGACGAGCGAGCTAGCTTGTTCTGGTGGTAGTTGTACCATCACAACTTTCTAGTTGATTTCTCGTGTGCCGTTATTATAGTATATTTGTATCACTACAAAGGAGAATAAGATGAGTGATCTAACGAAAGAAGAGTATGTGGTTGAATTCATCAAGGCGTTCAAGGCGATCGAAGATGAGATGGAGCCCTACAAGGAGCATAAGCGTGACGTTCGCAAGAGCTACGCACAAAATGGATGGCTCACTAAGGATGACATGCGACAAGCCGTCCGCGCCTACCGTATGCTCCAGAAGGGAGACAATATTGATCAATTTACAGAGTATTTTGAGAAACTGACTAAGAACATCACAGGTTCATGATGAAATTGTTACCTTTAAATCGGCATCTGGTAGTGGAACCAATAGCAGAACAAAAGAAAGAATCGGGTGTATTGGTGCCTGATGATTTTAGGACCGAAGAGTCTGAGTACTCACTGGTCAGCTTGGTCCGCGCGCCAGATGATTTTGGAGTTGAGGTGTATGGACAAAAACTGGTAGTTCCAACACATATGATACAGGAAATAAATGTTTTTGGAGAAAAAAAACATGTGGTTTTAGAAAACCATGTCATAGCAATTGTGGAGGACTAATTAGGGTGACATAAAAAAGGAATTAATATATTATGTACAAAATAATCACCCTAATGGCTCTTGTAATGTCCATCCCGATGGTCCAACCAGATGGCGCTAGATATATAAAACCAATCAACCTTGGCGCAAAACAAGACACAGCCGTAGCATTCAAGAAGCCTATAAACGTCTGTCTGACTAAAGACAAGGAACCGTTCATTCCGTTGAGCGAAAAAGAGTCTTCTTATGAGGACATGAGGTTCCAAGCTCTGAACAACTGCAAGTACAATAAAAACCCAGACCCTGAATTGATCGACGCTCTCATATCTATTGAGAGGAAGTTTGACCCCCCTGCGAGCGTGAGAGGCATGCTCCTCGCTGCAGCGTGCATGGAGTCCGGTTTCAATCCCAATGCCAAGGGTGACAGAAAATTCAGCAAAGACAAGAGAACTCCACGCGCTATCGGTATTTTGCAGATGTGGTCATTTTATGAAAAGAAGTTCCCCGGTCTCAAGAGAACAGACCCTGAAGCTGCTGCTGACGCGTGGATGCAGCACATAGTTAGTCGCATTCCGAGCGTTAAAAAGCAGTGTAAGTACAGGACAGACGATCGCGTCTGGCTCGCCGCATGGGTAACTGGCATAAGATACAAGAAGAAGGCCGGCCGTTGCAATGAGCGCCCTAAACACTTTAAACTTTTGCGACAATGGCAAAGAAACATAAAGAGAGAGAGGTCGCTTGAAAGCTCTTGTGATGTCCGCATCGGATGCGGCTGTTGATTACGAATGTGAAAATGTCGTAATAGGTGCAGATCTTAATGCTGTTGAATTCGCCCATGAGAACGGCTTTGTTTTAATCAAAAACAGAGAACCCCATCATCACTCTTACGAAGGTGTAGAGGGTGTCTGGGCAGAGAAGATATATGACCTATACAACAACGGCTTGGTGCCGTTTACAGACGCGTCGACAAACATTCGTATAGATGACGAAGAGAAGATAGTAAAAGTATACACAACTCGGTCAATGTACACCGTCAGATATCAGAATGTCCACGTGTTTGATACAAAAAACGTCGAAGGTGTAGAAATCAATAGAAAGCTGGCCTATTACCGAGTCATTGATTGGTTTGATTGTCGCGGCCTTACTGGCTTAGATGTTGACGAAATAGTTACCGATGATGACCTTGTACATAAGATCAAGTTCTTCCCCACGCGCAGAGTGGACGGCGATCAAAAGTTCATGGATTTACTTTGTGAATCCCGCCTAACCGATAAGCAGTTAAAAAGCTTTGAATGTGGTGATACGATGGTTAGGTTCAAAACTACTGATTTACTTAAAGCACGTGGTTTAGAGAACGTTAAAATGACATTCTGGAAAAGAGATGTGTACCCAACATATAAAGTTGAAGATAGTTGAAAAAACACCTCGCAGGAATAGTCCCAGTCTCAGGCCTGAGGACTGATTTTAATATGCCGTGGCATGAAAGTCTCATGCCTATTGGGCCAAATTATCTTGCAGTCGAACGCGCCGTCGCTGAATGCGCATACATCGGATGCGATACAATATGGATTGTGTGCGCCGATGACGTCACGCCCCTTATAAGACATCAAGTGGGAGAAAAGATTCAAGATCCGGTTTACAACTACCGCCATTTCGAATTGTACAAGAACGACGTCAAGAAACCAATACGCGTATATTATGTCCCTCTGTCGATCAAGGACATCAACAAGAGAGATAACCTTGCATGGTCCGCTATCTTTGGTGCAAAAACAGCAAACAAGATTTTAGGCGCTCTAAGTAAGCATGTTAAACCAGATTCTTTTTATATATCTTGGCCATATGCATATTATGCACCATTCTTTTTAAGGGAACACAGGAAAGTTGCCGCACAAAAACCACTCTTGCTTAGCCACAATGGGGAGACCATAAAAGACAACAAATACCTATCGTTCACGATAGATCCCTCTCAGATTGAAGATCTCTTGGAGGAATCGATAACAACGTCTTCTGGTTTGTATCAGGTGGACGACACTGGTGCTAGAACCAGGCTCCCGGTGGAGGAGCGATATTCGTATAAAGAATATGATTTAAAACAAGTGTTTTCTAGTTTAGACTTTTCTAATTATGAAAGAGTGGAAATTGAAGACTATGCTTGTATCGATAATTGGGCAGACTATTGTGATTTCCTGTCTTCCCACAGAGAAATAAGAAAGCCGAAGCTTCTGAAATATTCAGAATGGAACCAAATTGGAGTAGATGATGAGGAATGCGATAGATGAGTTGGTTGGCGATACGCCAGTAGTTCAAATTAATGAGCGATTATACGCAAAAGTTGAAACATACAACCCCTCTGGCAGCATCAAAGATCGGTTGGCGCTGTTTTTGCTTACAGAGGCTGAGAAGAGAGGTGAAATCAAGCCCGGCGCCACGATCGTCGAAGCTACTAGCGGCAACACCGGCATTGCATTTTCAATGTTGGGCGCAGCAAAAGGATATAAAGTAAAGATAATAATGCCCAGAAACATGAGTGAAGAAAGAAAACAAATGATCAAACTTTACGGCGCCGAGATTATTGAAGTTAATGACAGTGACTTCCGCGGCGCTATTACACTTCGAGATGAGATGGTTTCAAAAAATAAAACTTATTGGACTCCTAGACAATTTGCAAACAAAGACAACATTGAATGCCACTACATGACAACTGCGCGCGAGTTCGCTCAATGGCTGCTGTGCTCTGAGCATGCCCGCGCGCGCGGGATTAAGTACAAGTTGTCCGCTTTTGTTTCTGGCGCCGGGACTGGAGGCACTATAATGGGCTGCAGTAGGTACTTTAAAGAACAGTGGCCGACATGCAAGACGATCCTAGTGCGACCGGCCGAAGACGCAAAGAGTCATGGCATTCAGGGCATAAATGATGGCGAAGACTTTTTGTGTGACATGTCTAAGGTCGATGAAGTAATAGAAATACAGACGTGCGAAGCCGTAGAGCGATCTAGAAGGCTAGCCTCAGAGTCTGGACTATTAGTTGGTATTTCTGCTGGAGCAAACATATTAGCTAGTGAGAGATGGATCGACGCCAACGATCCAGAGTACCCTATTTTGACTATTTTGCCTGACCGAGGCGAAAGATACATGACTATCTATTGATTATCGTTCATTTGTTCCTAAATTGTATTATACATAAGGAGAAATAATGGAACGATCAGAATCTAGTATACCGTTTGTGGGCCTCCACGCTCATAGCGTAGCCGGCTCGGTGTTTGACGGCTTTGGGTACCCACAAGACCACATGGACTTCGCCTATCAAAATGGCATGAACGCGCTGGCGTTGACTGACCACGGAAACATGAATGGCGCTTCTTATCAGATCCTCCACGCAAGGAAGATGCAAAAAGAAGGCAAAGAATTTAAGCCTATTTTTGGCGTCGAGGCCTATTTTGTACCGTCTGTTAAAGAATGGAAAGAGGAATACGAAAGAGTTAAAGAAGACAAAAAGAACGCCAAGAAGGTTATTGCTGACACAGATAAGGTGTCCACTGAAGATGAAGACGCATCGAAGCGCGCATCTAAGAATAAGATCGCCGCCAGACGTCACATCGTATTGGTTGCCCTTAACCAAACTGGACTAAACAACATTTATAAGATTGTTTCTGACTCCCACCAGGGAGACAACTTCTATCGCTATCCACGACTGGATTACGAAATGCTCAAGAAGTATGGCGAAGGTGTAATAGCTTCGTCTGCATGTCTTGGTGGTGTGTACGCTGGTGACTTTTGGGACAACCGAGAAGCAGGCGAAGAGGCGATATTGGATGCGATGCGCACCACTACGCGCAGAATGCGCGATGCGATAGGCGATCGATGGTACGGAGAGCTGCAATGGAATAATGTTCCAGAACAACACGCGCTTAACAAATACGTAATTCAGATGCACGAAGAGTTCGGAATTGAGATGATTTCGACGGCTGATAGCCACTATCCAACTCCTGAAGCTTGGAATGACCGCGAGCTTTACAAGCGTCTTGGCTGGCTTGGCAAATCGAATCAGCCAGAGTGGCTGACATCTGAGCTTCCTGATGGAGTAGAAGAGATTGGATATGAACTGTATCCTAAAAACGGTGATCAAATGTGGGAGTCGTACAAAAAGTATTCCGCCGAATGCGGAATTGAATACGATGACGATATGATTCACGATACAATTGTAAAGACCCACGAGATCGCGTATGAACTAGTAGAGGACTTTATGCCCGATGATACGGTTCGCTTGCCCGATTTTGTTGTACCAGACGGACACACCGCCGAACAGACACTCGTGAAAGAAAGCATTGCAGCGTTAAGAAAAATGAACCTGCATGAAGACGACGAGTATGTCGAGCGCCTGAAGCACGAACTTCAAGTCATCAACAATCGAGGATTCAGTAAGTATTTCCTCACTATGAAGGCTGTCTCCGACAAGGCCAATGAACACATGTTGGCCGGCCCCGGACGCGGAAGTGCTGCCGGCTCTCTGGTGTCTTATGTTCTTGGCATCACCCAGGTTGACCCAATTAAGTATGGTTTGCTATTTAGTCGCTTCCTTCGTTCGGATGCAACAGATTACCCAGATATTGATTATGATGTTTCTGACGCTTTCGGCCTAAAGGAGATCCTGGCAAAAGAATGGGGAGAGACAACAGTTGTACCAATCTCTAATTACAACACCCTACAGTTGCGATCGCTGATTAAAGACATTAGTAAGTTCTATGGGGTGCCGTTTACGGAAGTCAATCCTGTGACTAGTCGCATGGTTAAAGAGGCGACGCCCAAAGCCAAGATGAAGCACGGAATCAAGGCCGGCGTATATGCTCCTACCTTCGAAGAGGTGATGGAATATTCAGAGTCACTCAATAAATTCCTTCGAAAATATCCGCACATCAAGACTCACGTTGAAGCTCTTGTTGGACAAGTGAGAAGCACATCTAGACACGCCGGCGGAGTTGTTATTGGCGACAATTTGGACAAGCACATGCCGTTGATTAGCTCCGGTGGTGTTGTACAGACCCCCTGGTCTGAAGGCATGCACGTCCGACATCTTGAGCCACTTGGGTTTATTAAGTTTGATATTCTTGGACTTTCGACTCTGGAGATGATTCAATCTGCTGTGGGGCATATTTTGAAGCGCCACCACGGTATTGAAAACCCGACGTTTGAAGAGATTAAAGAATATTACGATTCAACTTTGCATCCCGAGGCGCTAGACCTCCACGATCAGAAAGTTTATAGAAATATCTTTCATCGTGGCAAGTTTGCTGGAATATTCCAGTTTACAAACGCAGGTGCTCAAAAACTAGCTATGCGCGCAAAACCTCGTGATATCATTGACATTTCTGCTATCACCAGTATTTATCGCCCAGGCCCTTTGAGTGCCGGAGTTGATAAGTCGTACATCAAAGCTAAGAATGATTCCAAGAATATTCAGTATCTGAATGATACGATAGAAGAGATCACAAAGGAGACTGCTGGGTTCTTGATCTTTCAGGAGCAGATCGCCCTCCTTGCCCACCGGCTCGGAAAAGACATCACTCTAGAAGAAGGTAATAAGCTCAGGAAACTACTTACTAAAAAGGGTACCGGTGAAGTTGAAAACCAGAAGAACAAAATTAGAAAGAAGTTTATCGAGGGCTGCAAGGAGAAGGGTGTTGAGGAGGTTGCGGCAGGAACAATCTGGCAGACGTTCGAGTATTTCTCTGGCTATGGCTTTAATAAGTCTCACGCTGTTTCTTATAGCATACTCTCTTATCAGTGCGCCTGGCTACTAAACTACTATCCTGAGTGTTGGATGGCAGCGTTCCTTGATAAGGAGCCCGAGGCGCGCAAAGAGGCAGCAATAAGCCTGGCTCAAAAGCATGGCTTTAACATCGAGAATATCAACATCAACACGTCGACAACCCAGTGGGAGATTGCATCCGATGGTAAGACGCTGATTCAGCCGCTCAACTCCATCAAGGGCTTAGGTGACAAGGCTATTGAACAGATCACCGCCAACAGGCCATTTAACACTGTCGAAGAGATGTTGTTTAGCGAGGAAATTGTTTATTCAAAACTCAACAAGAAGTCTCTTGACGTCCTCTGCCGATCCGGCGCTTTGGATACACTGATCGACGAACGTTTTAATGGCTGCAAACACTTTTGGATGACCTGCATCCAGGATAGGCCAAAGAATAAAAAGAAATTACTAGAGAACATTAAAACATATTGCGACGAGCATGATTTCACTATCGAGGACAAGATTGAGCATGTTTCGACATTGACTGGTATTTTCCCATTCGATCTCGTTATGACAAAGGCGATCAGGGAATCGATTGAGAAATACGCAGTTCCAGCAATTGGTTCGTGGGACAACGATCTAGGCGTAGCATGGTTCATCCCCAGGGAAATAATTCCCAAGATAACAAAAAATGGCAAACCTTATTGGATTGTCAAGGTAATCGACGATGGTAGCGCCCAGGCGGCTATTAAGTGTTGGGGAGTACGAGACGGAGACAGCATCCACCTCAACAGGCCATACGCGGCTAAGCTAGATTATAGCGAAGATTGGGGATTTAGTACTAGATCCATTAGACACACATTTAAATTATTAGGATAAATAATGGGAAGTTTAAAAAGAAAGATGGCCAGAAACCAGGAAAAGAAATATAAAAAAGCTGAAAAGCAAATGGCCAAAAAGCTGATGATGTTTGATATGCTGGACGACGAATGCGCCGCGTGTCAAGAACCATTTGATAAAAAATCCAAGGAACACGCAACAACCTGGAACGTTGTTGTCAGAGAGCAAGAACAAGTAGTTAGACTTTACTGCCCAGAGTGTTGGCAGAAAGCACACAATTTAATTAAGGAGATTCAAGATGATATTGGAATATCACAAGATAGCGGACACAGTGCAGACCCCAACGAGGTCTAACCCATCTGATGCCGGCTTGGATGTGTACGCTCACCTCTCAGACGAGAGTATTACTTTGCGCGCCGGAGAAAACAAGCTTATCCCAACTGGTTTAAAATTTGGCATTCCGCACGGATATATGTTGCAGGTCTGCAATCGCTCATCAATGGGCGCAAAGAGGAGCTTGGTGGTCGGAGCACACATCATTGATAGCGGCTACAGTGGCGAGGTCTTCATTGACTTGCACAACATCGGCCTCTCACAGCAGAAGGTCCTGTTCGGTGATAAGATTGCGCAGTTGGTCTTGGTGCCTGTTGTGCCAATGAGGCTACGCCATCGCGATGATGAAAATTTGTACGATAATGAGGGTATTTGTATATCGAACAGAGAAGAAGGCAATCTAGGTAGCACAGACAGCCCGCAGACTGAAAACAAGACTAGTCTGGCTAATTTACAGATGCGAGATCGTAATATTGGTCGCCTTGTGGGTGAAGGTTGGACGCCAAATGGATTCTGATCTTCGCCCAAAGAAAGAATTAGTGAACCACCCCGAGCACTACAACAAGGGTATCGAGGTGATAGAGTTTATAGAATCTTGGGACATGGACTTCAATACTGGAAACGCAATTAAATACATTTCCAGACACAAGTATAAGGAAAACCCCTTGGCAGACCTCAAGAAAGCCAAGTGGTATGTCGAGAGAATGATAGCAAATATAGAAGAGGAAGAGAAATGAAAAATGCATTATCGTTTGATGACGTGTTGCTGGTGCCTAAACATAGCAACATAGAAAGCAGAACACAGGTGGACACTTCAAGCGAACTGGGGGAGGGAATATCCTTCAAGCTCCCAGTTATCTCTAGTCCTATGGATACCGTCACGGGACACAAGATGGCGACCTGCATGGCCCGCGCAGGAGGCGTTGGGATTCTCCACAGATACAACACGATAGATCAACAGTGTGACGCTATATATAAGGCAGAAACTGAAATCAAGGCCGCCGCAATTGGAATGACTGGAGATTATGTCGAAAGGGCTAGAAACTTGGTCGACCGCAGTGGAGTAAGGATCGTCTGTGTTGACGTTGCCCACGGACATCACACTATGATGGAAAGGTGTTTGAAGAGCCTGAAGGATGATTTCGGAGATACTGTCCATGTCATGGCCGGTAACGTTGCGACCCTGGATGCCTTTGATGCGCTCGCAAGGTGGGGCGCAGACTCTGTGCGAGTTGGCATCGGCGGCGGAAGCATTTGCTCAACAAGATTGGTTAGCGGTCACGGCGTTCCAACCTTCCAAAGTATTCTTGACTGCGCCAGGACGGAGCACGATGTAAAGATAATCGCAGACGGTGGTATCAAGACTGCCGGCGACATGGTAAAGGCCCTGGCCGCTGGAGCAGACTTTGTTATGGTCGGCTCCGTACTAGCAGGGACAGCAGAGACCCCCGGCCAAACATTCAAGAGCGCAGACGGAAAGAGATACAAGGTTTATCGTGGCATGGCATCCTCAGAAGCCCAGAACAAATGGCGGGGCAAGTCATCTACCCCAGAGGGCGTGTCGACCACAGTGCCATATAAGGGCAGAGTGGCAGACATTTTGGCTGATATAGAAGGGGGAATAAAGAGTGGCCTTTCCTATTCTGGCGCTAAGAACCTAACAGAACTTAGAGCCAAGTGTGAGTTTATCATTCAAACCCCGGCCGGCCAGAGCGAGAGTAACACACACATTCTATGGAGGAACAAGTGAGTTATCTTACGCCAGACCCCTCGGAACGAAAAAAAGTAATGTTTTACGATACTGCTGATAGACAAACTAGGCTTAGAATAAGATGCCAGCATGATGGGATAACGCAATCCCAATTCTTTCGCATGATGTTGACAGGATACATAGAGGGAGATTCAGCCATTGTAGAATTTCTGGAGAAACAAAAGGAAAAGCACAATATGCAAGGCGCCACGAAGAGAGCCAAGTTATCAAACTTGAGAAAGAACACAAATAAAAATATCGAAAAATTTGCACTAAATGAAGAAGAGAAAGAAAGCATATTTGATATGATAGAAAGAGAGGTAGAATTATGAGAAAGTGTTTGATGACATGCAAGAAACTTTCGGTCGCATGTCCTATAAAAGATTGTCGTTTTTGGATAGATTATGAAGGTGAATATAATTGTACATTCGAGACGGTAGAAAAGAATGGCGCAATGACTCTGCGGGAAATATCCGAAAGGTTAGGAGTCAGTTATGTCAGAATAAAACAAATTCAAGACGTTGCAGTGAAAAAAATTGGTCATTTCTTCGAGAAAGAAGCTATTTAATGTGTACGCCAAATGTGCATCTTCGAGGAGATATATAGATGAAGAAACAACTTTTAAACGAAGCCGAAGTCCGCAAGTTCATGAAATTTGCTAATATTGGCAGTCTTACAGATGATTTTGTTGACCGGATCGACGAGCAAGCAGAGATGCTTCCGGACGAAGAGGCCCCTGGGCTCGATGGCTCCGATCCAGGCCTG